ATGACTATTTAGAAACAGCAATGATCGAAGCTGTACCTGCTGAGCAAAACTCAGGTGCTGCTGCCATTTTGGGTAGCGCTGGTGCTGCGGCTGATCCAGGAGCTGGGTCAGATGGTATTTTCTATGCTGTACAACAAAGAGGTAATATCTGGGACGGTGGAAACCCAACAGTATTAGCTGACTTTGATAATGTAATTAGTCGTTTAGATAAGCAAGGAGCAATTGAAGAAAACGTATTATTCGTTGATCGTCAGTTTGCTTTTGATATTGATGATATGTTAGCTGCCCAAAACTCTTACGGAGCGGGTGGTACTTCATATGGTCTTTTTGACAACGACGAAGAGATGGCGTTAAATTTAGGTTTTTCAGGATTCAGAAGAGGTTATGACTTCTACAAGACTGACTGGAAATACTTAAATGACCCAACTATGAGAGGTGGACTTCCAACTGGAGCAGGATCAGGACGTGTAAACGGACTGCTTGTGCCTGCTGGATCAACTAGTGTTTATGACCAAATCCTTGGTAAAAATGCTAAGAGACCTTTCTTACATGTTAGATATAGAGCTTCTGAAACAGAAGACAGACGTTACAAGACTTGGATTACTGGTTCTGCTGGTGGTGCAAGAACAAGTGATGTGGATAACATGCAAGTTAACTTCTTGTCTGAAAGAGCTGTATGTACTTTAGGTGCTAACAACTTCTTTATCTTTCAAGAGTAGATAATAAGTGTTTTTTCTGGGGAGTCTTCGGGCTCCCCTTTTTTTATAAAATTTAAATCTAATCAAATGAAAACTACTACAAAATACGTAGACAAAGTCTACAAACTTACGCGTGAAACAGCGCCACTATCCTTAACCTTAGCGTCAAGAAATACTAAAAGATTTCCTCTTTTATGGTTTGATGAAAAAACAGGAACTAATAAATCCTTAAGATACGCAAGGAATCAAAACTCACCTTTTGAAGAAGAGCAAGATGACAATGCTATATTAGAGCCTATTGTTTTTCTAGATGGGTTTTTGACTGTTCCTAAAAACAATCAAGTATTACAAAAATTTTTAGAATATCATCCAGGTAAGGGGAGGGTATATGTCGAGGTTGATAAAGCAAAAGAAGCCTCTGATGTTGTGGAAACTTTAAATTTAGAAGTTGATGCATTAATAGAAGCGCGACAGCTTAGCGTTGAACAAGCAGAAAACGTAGGGCGTGTTATATTTAATCAAGACATTTCTAGAATGACAACAGCTGAACTTAGGAGAGACATACTGGTGTTTGCTAAAAATCAGCCTAGAGATTTTATGATGTTATTGCAAGATCCTGCATTAAAGATGAATGCAACTATTCAAGGATTTTTTGATAAAAATATTTTGCAATTACGTAATCAGAAAAAAGAAGTGTGGTTTAATACACCTTCAAACAAAAAGAAAATGTTAAACGTACCTTACGGAGAAGACCCTATATATATGGTGTCCTCATTTTTTGAGTCTGATGACGGTGTAGAAGTATTAAAGCACTTGTCAGGATTAGCTAAGAACATGTAAATAGTGCGTTTTAATTTTACGTATCTTTGTTTTTTTAACACATAAATTTTTTTATTATGAACAAGTATGCAAGTATCACCGTTGGTGGTGGAGTAGAGCAGTTCTCTGTAAAAGATGTAGCATCTTGCTATTTAGATAGTTCAGATGATATTGTAATCGATTACATTGATGGTTCTCAAAGTAAAATTGCGTCAGGCTCGGCCTTAGTACAAGCAGACGTAGACATCGTATTCGATGCTATTAAAAGTGCTCAACAAGAGAAATGGACTCAAGTATTATACGTTATACCGGCTTTGAGCCAAACGGTAAACGCCTTTACATTCACCTTTTAAATCTTAGAAACTATGAATAAATTTTTAGTAATTGGAAATTATGTTTTTGGAGGCGATGTATTATACGTTGGATTAGTTACAAACAATATTGTTTTGAACTATCGTGATAAGCAAATAACTTTAGCAGGTTCAGGAAATATGACTGCCGCAGACAAAACGGCTATCGAAGCTGCTCTTGTAAGTGTTTGGGGTCAAGGTTATACTAACGCAACCATTGACGTAACTTTAAGTCAAGCGATAACAACGATTTCATAAAACTCGTTTCAGTCGAAAATCTAAGAAGAGGTCATGAAAAATTGACCTCTTTTTTTTTTACTTATCTTTGTGTAAAAGAATAACAATGATAAATTCTGTTAGAAATACTGTCTTAGCGATTATTAATAAAAATAATTACGGATACTTATCTCCTAACGATTTTAACCTTTTTGCTAAACAAGCACAACTAGATTTATTTGATGAATATTTTTTTCAATATAATCAGCAGATTAATGAAGAAAATGCTAGATTATCTGGAACAGGATATGCTGATATAAAAAAAGGTTACGAAGAAGTTATAGATTTTTTTTCTGAAACAGCAAGTTTAGCACAAACATATACAACATCCACAGCAGTTTCACCATCAGGCCTTGCTAATGTTTACACAATGCCTACTACGGCAACTACGGGGACAGATTATTATTTAATAAACAAGGTTTTAATTTACAATACTCTAACAGCAAGTGGTATAAATACAGGAACAGCAGCGGCTAGTGCAGGAAATCAATTGATTGATGCCACAGCAACTTTTACTGCTAGCATGGTCGGAGGGGTTGTATCTATCGTTTTAAACAACAATGTAGTTACCACAGCATTAATAACAGGATTTGTTGATGCTAACACTTTGAATGTAAACACAACAGCTATAACTTCTACAGGGAAAAATTACAGTATATACTTAAAGTCTAATTTAACGGCTGAAGCAGAACTTGTAAATAATAGTAAGATTACCCTATTAAACAACTCAATGCTAACGCAGCCAAACATTACATATCCTGCATATACGCAAGAAGGCAATAGTATAACTTTAAGCCCATTATCAGTATCTAACATGGGGCAAGTAGTTGCACAATATATAAGGTATCCTAAAGACCCTAAATGGACGTTTACCACTATATCAAATGGAGACCCAGTATTCGACCAGAGTCAGCCTGATTATCAAGACTTTGAATTACCACTAGACGATGGGAATGATCTAGTATCTAAAATATTACAATACGCAGGTATATCTATCAGGGAGGGTGACGTATTTAAATTTGGACAAGTTGAAGAACAGACACAAAATCAAGAACAATAATTATGGCATACATAGATCAGGAAAAATATTACACTAATGATAACGTAAACCCCACTAATGAAAATTGGGGTTCTTATCAATATGTAAGTCTCGCAGATATAGTTACAAACTTTTTGTTAATGTACAATGGAAACCACTCTCTTATTAATAACGAGGAAAGGTATAAGATATTGTTTCACGCCAAAAGGGGTGTTCAAGAACTAAACTATGATGCGTTTAAAGAAATTAAATCTTTACAGCTGACAGTTTATTCTGATTTAAGATTTGTTTTACCTTCCGATTTTATTAATTGGGGGCGTGTATCTATGTTTAAAGACAATACCATATTTCCGCTTGTTGAAAACATTCAAGTTCAATCGGCTCTCTCGTATGTGCAATCTGCAACTGCAACGTTTACATATGACGGTAGCGGTAATGTTAATACCAAAACATCCACATTGGATACGGCAAGACAAGACGGTTCTTTAAACAGCATCTATCTTAATCAAGCGAGGATGGATGGTGTCGAGATGCCTCCATTTAATGAGGATTACTACGACACATACATAGGAGCACGTTATGGACTTAATACTGAAACGGCTAACATGAATCCGACATTTACTATTGATAAAAAAGCGGGTGTTATAAATTTTGATTCTACTATGGCTAATCAAGAATGTATTTTAGAATACATATCTGACGGTATGGAAAATGGTGATGATTCAAAAATAAGTGTAAATAAACTATTTGAAGATTACATATATGCATATATTAAATATGCTTTATTAAATAGTAAATTTGGTGTTCAAGAGTACATAATAAACAGGGCCCGAAAAGATAAAACAGCTTTATTAAGAAATGCAAAAATCCGATTAAGTGATATTCATCCT